CCGTTGGGCCAACGTGGGGTTGCTGTGAGGGCTACAATCCATGTTCCTTGCGCCTGATAGTGCCTGACAATTTTAAGCATCTGAGCGCCACCAAAATGCCCCTCATCAACAAACAGGATCTTCAGCTTCGGAGCGCTGTCCATCCTCCGCGCTAAGGTGTCGCTCATGATCATATGCACCTGCGCAAACGGGCTTGGACGCCTGCCAGCCGCAACAAAACCGTGATCAATCCCAAACGCGTCAAGAGTCTTTGATGTCTGCTCAAGGAGTTTTTTGCGCGGGACCATAAACCCCACGGAGTTACTCTTCGCAACGGCTGACTGGATCATGTGCAGGGCCAATCGGGTTTTACCGAATCCCGTTGCCGCCTGCACAATCACGGATTTGTTCCGACGCATTGCCGCCCGGGTTTGTTCGACTAGGGCGGATTGATCGGGGTAGAGGCTAACTAGTGTCATAAGTCAAACCCCTCTTGCGTGGCAGGTTTTGGCGGTGCCACAAATAAATCAGGCTGGTCATATGCCGCCTGCACACGCTTGCAAGCTATCTCGAAATAATCAGGATCAAGTTCAATGCCGATTCCTTTGCGCCCTAGTTTGGCACAGGCAACAAGGGTTGTTCCGCTGCCCATGAAGGGGTCTAGGATTGTTTCGGCGTTGGGTAGGAACCCAAGGCACCACTGCATTACGCCTAATGGTTTTTGCGTCGGGTGCTGCCTAAATGTTGGCGTTTTAACTTTGTCCATTTCTCCTTTTCTAATAAACCCATTCCAAGTCCAAACTATACGGCGCGTTGCTATCTTCATATTGGTCCAAGCTAATTCACAATCCGCGAAATCGGTTGACCCGTTTTGCTTATCCCAAACAAGCCAACAAGAAGTTGGCGGCAAATCATAATAATTGCCGCCGAAAATAATTGAATTCTTTGCCATAGAAACCGCTATATTGATGGCTTCGTCTGCGGTTGATGTGTCCCATTGCTTGTGGGCGTATAAATCAGATTTTGCCAACTTTCGGCGACTGGCAGACTTTCCGCCACTTTCCCCAATCCCATAAGGCGGGTCCGTCACAACTGCGTCCACCTTCCCAAGCGCGGGCATCACCTCAAGGCAGTCACCAAGATACAAATCGCAGTCACCAATTTTAACGTGCTTTTTCCATGGGTCGGTCATCTAAAATCCTCCGGCGCATAATCACCGAACGGCAATTCCTCCTCGTCGTGCTCCGCTGTGTCACGGCCAAGCACATCGTTGACAGGGATTGCAATCGCTTTGCTAAACAATCCCGCCATAAAATAGATTGTTTTGTTGCCAAGATTGTGCGCTGACGGATAATCAGCTAGAGTTCTGAACCACGGTGTATAGGGAGTATCGGCAAGCAATTTCTTGAGCTGTGGCGCTTGGTTCGCTATGTACAACTCATTGTCTTTGACGCGTAAACCGTACTGCCTGAGTGCCTTGTCGGCTTCCTCTTGGTGCGGGTCTTTCAGTTTGCTGGCCTTGCTGACAAGATCACCAACAGCCGCCTCGCGTGTCATTCCAGCGTGATCATAACGCACGCGCGCTGTCATGATATAGGTCAACAGCCTTGAAGGGTCGCTTTCTTCACATGCAGCCGTGTGCCAGTCCCAATCCTGCCCGCTGATCCATGCCTTTGCGTCTTCCATGCTGACTTCTTTAGTTGTCGTCAACATGTATGCACCGGCCAACATCGGCCCCATCTGATCACCAGAACGCTTGTTCCCAAAAACGTCAGTTGCAGCACGGCTAAAAACCGCAATGTTTTTAAGCAGCGTCGGCAGGTTCGCAATTGTCCTGGCAAGCATGGCTTTTGAGTATTCCGGCGTTAGTGTTTCGTAAATGTTGTTCATCAATAATTCGAAACGGTCGCTGCGATCTGGTCGTTCGTCGCGCATCAATTCAAGCATTGAGAACCGTCCAAGGTCTTGAGTGTTCTCAACCCTAGCAATAATTGAAGCAAAGCAAAAACAGCTATTTATGTTGTAATCCTTGTAGGCGTTTACGATCACCCCGCCCGATGATGCCAAGCGAACAAGCAAAACCATGTCCTCAATACTTTGCTGTTGACGCTTGGTGTCCGCTTCCATCTCGTCAAGCACAACGCATCTTCCGCTAGTGCTAAGTTTTTTGCGTATTCCTGCTTCAGTCGATTTTTGATCTGCATTAATGGAAACCTTGCCAAGTAACGGCCTAATAATCTGCTGAATAACTGTAGATTTTCCGCTCTGCGTTGCACCAGTAACCCAGATATGCGGCCTCCAATTTATAGCAGAACCAATCGGAGCAACCACTAGCCAGCCAGCCAAAAGGTAAGCAAACTGCGACTTTTTCCACGTCACGGATTTGCATATATTCAAGAGCTTCGCCGCTTCCGCGTTAGATAACGGATCACACTTTATGTCGTAAAGATTCGGCCCGCTCTCATAGACATATTCCCCCTTGAACTCTGCTGGGTGCTTTGAAGTTTTGTCCATTTTCACGATGGAAGTTCCGCAGTTAACAATCGGTTCCCCGTTGTCAATCCATGCGCCAATGCCTCGCACACTTTCCGGCTGGAATATGCCAAGCAAATGACAGGCGTTCATCAGATCAGAGCAAGCAAACTCGGCGACCTTGTTCGTTGCCGTTTTTCCGTCGGGGTTGTAGTGCTTCATCCAAAACCCATAGGGCGCAAGTTTTTGAAGGTTCGCGATCCGCTGCATGTCCGTTGCAGACATTTTCTCAATCTGACCGGTCGTTTTTGGGAAAAAATAATAAATCCCCGCATCATATCCTAGCGGCCTAATCGCCCGCATTGCGTCGTGCTGTTCTTCTGGCAGGTCTTGGACTCGCTCATAGTCGCCAGACTGCCCTTCGCAATCATCGTAACGATCCGGTAGAGCCTCAAACGCGGCCCGTACAGAGGCATCTCCACACGCTCGGGCGTAGTCATCCCAATCGGTCAGGCCTGCCTCCACAGGGGGCGCTATGACGCGACAGCCCCCGATTGCTAACGCAGACTGTTGTGCGTGGTATATGCCAGGATTGTATGGCGTGCCGTCCGGCTTTGTGTTCTCGTGGTCGTTGTCGGCTGCGATGATAAACTCGGTGTCCGGATATTTCGCCAGCAAGATTTTTGCCACTGGCTTCAGGTTGCCAGAGTCAAATGCAGCGACAACAGGCAGGCCCGTACAGCGCCGCAATGCGCAGGCCGTGGCGTATCCCTCACAAATGAGGATGCGCGCCATTGGCTCGCCTCTGTCGGCTATCGGAAAATATGAACCGAGCTTAGTCGAGCCAAACAAAAACCGCTTCCCCCCGTCGCCCGTAATGAACTGAAGCCCGACGATTCCAGACTTCGCATACAACGGCACAACAACGCTGCCCTGTGAAATGCGCGCCCCGTTTAGCGTGGTGCCTTTGTTGTCGAGATAATCCGTGGTGCCTGTCTTGTCGGCACCGTCCCAGATCCGCCTAGACTTATCTGCTGCAGCCTCGGCGATCCGTTTGGTTTCGGCGTCGCGTGCTTTCTTGGCTTCAGCGGCTTTGCGTTTCCAGTCGGCCCGCTCTTCTGGCGTTGCTTTGCGTGTCGATTTGGAGTGCCAAGCGTGCATGACTCCTTGCTTAAAAGAGTGCACCCAGCCAACAGCAAACCCATCGCCTTCAATCTTAAGCTGATAACTGGCGTTCTGTGTTTTTGCTCGGTCGCCTGCCAGCCTGTAACGGTTGCGCGTGTCGTCTGCTACGATCTCGTCCGGGTTTTCCGGCCCGCAATCGTGGGCGCGCATATGGTCAATAAATGCGGCTATCTGGTCAGTCATGTGTCCAGCTCCACCAATTGGCTGCCGCAATGTGGGCAAAGCTCTGGAATACCTGGCGCTCCGATAACTTCATCGCAATCGGCGCAATACATATCATCGCAGTGCAGTGCGTCATAGTAATCATCAAGCGCGTCGAGGTGCCTGTTGATTGCGCAGGCGTTCCCGTCTGTTGAGTGTGTCATCTCATTTCCCCTTGTTGGTTTCCCGTTTGCAGCGCCTGTTCATGTTGAGCCGCTCTGTTTTTTTAGCCTCGGAAAAACACGTTTGCAAGCGAAAAAACGGCCTCAGTTATGGGTTTCGGTTATAAAGTTATGCCGCGTAGTGAATGATTTCAATGACTTAGGCATGACATAACTCATAACCCAAAATAAAAGAGGGGCGTACTCATAGCACATGATGCATAACACGGGGTCACAAGAGGAGAGACGATCTATACGACCCCCTCTTTATTATATTATTAGTTATAAAGAAGTAAGTAAGTAAGTAAGGGCCTGATTTCGTTCAGAAATTTTGATAACCAAAAGCATAACTGGCCCGGTTATCCTCAGTTATCCGGTTATGAACCGATTTAGGCGTTGACCTCACCTCCAATTATTAGTAGATATAGGTCATCAAGGGCAAAGAGGACGCCAACATGAAGATCGAAAAAAACATACCAATGCCGAGACCAAGAAACCCCCGCTCGATTGCTAGGTCATACGATTGGCCGGACATGCAGGTGGATGACAGCGTGTTTTTTGACAATGAGCCAAAAGGGTCTCAGTCAAATCCTTCCGTTGCTGCCAAATGCTGGGGCGCAAATCATGGCGCTGAGTTTTCATCCCGCAAAGAAGGCAACGGCGTTCGCATCTGGCGGGTAGCTTGATCTAACGCGCAACCAACAACACAGAGGGAACACACCATGACACAGATCAGCATCAAAACGAAGTCTTACCATCGTAACAAAAGTTACAACGCGATTGCCGACGCGCTGCTTGATGAGGGCTACGGGTACACAACTCAAACCGGAACATTTGAGATCGACGTTGACGGCGTAACGCTTACAACAAACGCGCCTCGAAATTTCGTTGAGCGCATCGACTTCACACGTAGCGCGGTGACAATCCGTGGGTAAGCGTGTGGCATGGGTGGTCATTGGCCTAGTCATAGGGCTGATCTCTGGCACCATCGTTGACAAAGCAATCGCCAACGCGGCACACAGCGCCGCAAACCAACACCAGCAACAGGGTGACAAGCCATGAACGAACTGCATGAAATAATCACCAATGACGAAATCTTTCGAGTGCATGGACATGCCGACTTTGGTGACATGTTGCCAAGAGAGGTCGTCAATAATGGGGTTGTAAAATGTGCATTTGGCTTTTCTTGCGGGGCAACTCAGCTTTACATTCTTAAAGAACACGGCCTTGTGACAAAACCAAGTGATTATCTTTGCCCTGCTCGCTTAACGGAAAAAGGCAAGCGGTACGGTCGATCAATCTATTTGCCTAAACGGCTCGCCATGACTGACGACCACACCCGCAAGATCAAGCTGGACACGCTGCGAGAGGTGCAGAAGGTGCTGGCGTTCGCTATGTCGGACACGTCAAACTTGGCACGCGCAACAGCAGCCAATGCAATCAGCAAAATGATGGAGGAACTGAAATGACTGAGCAAAAAACAATGGAAATAATCAATTGGATCATATTTCTATCAATGCCGATCCTGCTGATATGGGCAATCAACGCATTAGTCCCGGAAGCGGAAATTGCGCTGACTGTTGAAAATTGGTGTGCTTTATTTATTGTGATCGTCTGCATACGGGAGGCATCTAACCCATGACTGACGCGACCACATCCAGAATGCAGGCAATGCGGCACCGGCATTCAGTCGGATCTGGCACCATGCGCCAGGTCATCGCAGGGCTAGGCGATGATGAAATGGATTGGCTATGGGAATCTGCATCAAAGGCCGGGCTGAATGTTGCAGAGTGGGCCGCGCAAATAATTTGCGACGCTTATGATGAGGAAAAGGGAGACACGCCATGACGACCGCACGGGATAATATCTCGCAGATAATTGACGAAATGGTAAGATATGACGGGTTCATGGGGGCGTGGGATGCACATGACGCCGCCGACGAAATCCTTGCCGCGCTCCCTGACATGATCGCGCCGCTGATTTGGGACAAGCACCCAGACCAGCACGAGTGGTACAATGTGACACACATGGACATTGACGGGATAGAATACGGTTATACAATCGCAGGGGTCAGGTCAAAGTGGGCCGTTTATCTTAGGTTCGGGAATAAGCGCGTTGGAGGGTTGCATCGTGTTCCCCAAGAGGCGTTTGACTGGGCCAACACCCACCACCGAGCAGCGATCATGGCATCGTTCCAGACACCAACAATCACCCCTTGACGCGGCTTGGCAGTTCGTCCATGGTGTAGAGGTTGCTTGTGTTTTGTTCCTTTCATGAGTTTCCTTTTGTTGTTGGTAGTGGCCCGCGCTTTCCCCTCCCTTGCGCGGGCCACGACAACGCCGCTTTTTTGTAGTGTGATATAACAAGTTGCTGCGAGTGCACTTCGTAGCGAGTTAGGCGCAAATCCTTTCTGTCACACTTCATGAGCGCGGCGGCGTGGAAAGCAGACACGCGCGTTGTGGCCTTACTCAGTGTTGCAGGTGGAATAGGTTTTCGGGCGGGCATAGGATTCAACGCCGAGCTGATATGTTACCCGCGATTAAATTGGCGCTCCGTAAGTTTCCCAAGTCGGCTTGGAGGCAGCCCATCGCAAAGAGCCCTACCACGGCATGAGAGTTTGAGCAGGATTAGCGACCTGCCCGCGTTCATTTTAATCAGGGCGATCAATGACAAGCAAATCACAAGCGCGACGCAATAAACGCCAGCACACCAAGCCCCAAGAATGGCCCGCTGAGCGCGATGCTGTAGCAATCCCCACCCAACCCACATCACGACCAACAGATCAGCGTCTAGCGCGCGGACATTGGGCCTCAGGCGATACCAAACCCGGCAGCGCATACGTTGATCTTGCCTGTGACATGATCGGGCGTCTTTTGGTTGAGGGCAAAATATCACAACAGCAGGCACAGGCCGCGCGGTCGTTTTCTGAAGCTCAAGGCGCATACAGATCAGAAATAGGCATATCGGAAAGCAAGTCATGCCTCGCTGAGTCGTCCTGTGGGTTTGATGCCAGCGACGGCAACCCTGAAATCTACAAGCGTTACAACAAAATGACGGACAAACTCGGATATGTAAGATCCGCGACGCTCAGGAACGAATGCAACAAAATGGCCCGCGAAAATCCGCGCAGTCTTGACGCTCTGCGCAATGCGCTTGACTGCTTGGCAGGGTAAACCAACACAACAAAGGGGAAAGATATGACGAAAGAAGAATTTCTTGCCGCACTTCCAAGCATGATTGAGCCGCTGGTGTGGGACGGGTTTCGCAGCGGACCCTATAAAATCTACGTTTATGATCAGGGGGCTGATCTTTGGTTTTGCACCAAGGCATTTAATTGCGAGGCAGGTTACAAGCGACTGCTTGGGGCATACGTGACGCGGGTTAGCATTGATGACCTCAAGCAAGAAGCCAACACCCACCACATTGCCGCGATCACAGCGGCGTTCCAAACGCCGTTCACCCCAACTCTTGACTAACGCGCAAAAACTGCTATTTATGAGTGCGAGGAATTGCGTTTAGTCGAAAGGCTGGGCGCTTTTTTGTTGGGCGGGATGCTCACACCACATGAAAAGGCGGGAAGCCTATGCGATCTATACATTCAAGTTTTTCAAAATGACTTTGCACGGCGGTAAGAGAACAGGCGCAGGCAGAAAGCCCGGGGCAACATCACTTGCCAAGCGTGATCTGGCGTCTATGGCCAAGGAGCACGTTGACCTAGCCTTGTCCGTATTGGCGGAAATTGCAGCAGCAGGGCAAAGCGAACCTGCGAGGGTATCAGCGGCCAACGCGCTCCTAGATCGAGCATACGGCAAGCCAATCCAAGGCACTGTGCAGATCCCAGCGGAGAAAGCGCCGCAAATGTTCGAGGGGTGGGATATTGAGCGAGCGGAATCTGATACGCCTGACGCTGACTGAGCCGCAAGAACGGTTTCTAATGTCTAAAGCAAAGCATCCGGCGTTCGTTGCTGGTTTCGGCGCGGGCAAGTCCGAGATAATGGCCTGCTCTGCGCTTGGAGACGCGGCCCACAGCGCCACGGCATTGATCGGGCTGTACGCGCCAACCTACGACCTTGTGCGGCTTATCACGGCCCCGCGCATTTGCGCCAAACTTGAGGAACAGGGCATTCCGCACAGGTGGAATAAGTCCGATAATGTGATCTATACATCATGGCCGCGCTTCGGTGATTTTTTACTACGCACCATGGACAACCCTGAGCGCATTGTAGGATATGAGACCTACCGCTCGCATGTTGACGAGCTTGACACGCTCAAGACTGAGGCTGCGCGCAAGGCATGGAATCAGATCATTGCACGCAACCGGCAGCGACCTGAAGGCATCAAGCGGCCATTCAATCGCGTTTCAGCATATACGACGCCCGAGGGTTTTGGATTCGTCTATGAGCGCTGGGCAAAGAACAAAACAGAAGGCTATGAGTTTTTCCAAGCCCCGACGTATAGCAACCCATTTCTGCCTGATGATTATGTTGACAACCTGCGGGCTAGTTATCCGGCGCAGTTAATTGATGCCTATATTGAAGGGCAGTTCGTTAACCTCACATCGGGCACGGTCTACAATTCATTTAACCGAGAGACCAATCGCAGCCCCGAAACCCTGCAACCAGGTGAGCCGATCCGGCTCGGCATGGACTTCAACGTAGGGAATATGGCCGCATGTGCGTTTGTGCTGCGTGAGAACGACTGGCACTGTGTTGATGAGATTAAGGGCGGCATTGATACACCTTCGATGATCACGACCATGGCAGAGCGATACGAAGGCCACAGCGTTATTATTTACCCTGACGCAAGCGGCAACAATAAGAGCAGCAAGGGCGCGTCATTGTCTGACATCTCACTGCTGAGGAATGCAGGCTACACGATACGAACCAAGCCAAGCAACCCGCGCGTGAAAGACAGGGTGCAGGCGGTCAATATGGGCTTCCAGCGGGGGCGTGTGTTCGTCAACCCTGACACCTGCCCCGAGACAGCGCGGTGCCTTGAGCAGCAAGCTTATAACAAGCAGGGCGAGCCGGACAAGACAACCGGACTTGACCACCAGAATGACGCATTCGGTTATCCTATCGCGTATGAAATGCCGATCAGAAACACCGCGAAGGTGCAAGAGCGAATCCGGTTTTAAGGAAATACCATGTCAAAAACAGTCAATAAACGATCTGCGGTTATGGCTGCAATTGTCCAATCCTCGGAAAAGGGCCGCGCTCTTATGGGCGGCACCGAAGCAATGCGAAAGGCTGGGCAGAAGTACCTGCCTAAGTTTGGCGCGGAAGACGATCAAGACTACAAGGCTCGGCTGGCGTCGTCTTGGCTGTTCAACGGGATGCGCAAAACCGTTAAAGACATGACCGGGCGCGTATTCACAAAACCCATTGAGATAGCAGAAGGCCCTGACCGCCTTAAAGAATTCGCCGAAGACATCAACATGCAGGGCCAAGACCTGAGCGCGTTTGCATCTGACATATTCAAGGACGCCTTTGTGCCGGGCATTTCTTACATTATGGTGGATGCCCCGCGACGTGAGGGCGAGACCACACGCGAGCAGGCTGCAACGCTTGGCCTGCGTCCTTACATGGCGCACCTGAAGGTTGAGGATGTGCTAGGGTTCAAAACTGAGACGTACGGCAACGTCCTAGCGCTGTCTATGCTGCGGATCATGGAGTCAGTCAAAGAAACAGACCCAGCCGATGAATTTACGCAAATCAGCGTGGATCAGGTCCGAGTGCTTACGCGCGAGGGCGGCACAGTATCGGTGCGCATCTACCGTGAGAACGACAAAAACGACTGGCTTGTGTTTGACGAATACCTGACCAATGCCGAGGAAATCACGGTTATCCCGTTTTATGCCCAGCGCACGGGTTTCTTCACCGCTGAACCTGTGCTTGAAGACCTTGCGGACGTGAACATTGCGCATTGGCAGTCACAATCTGACCAGCGCAATATTCTGCATGTTGCCCGCGTGCCGATCTTGTTTGCATCTGGCAGGCGACCTGATGAGCCGATTGTGATCAGTGCCTCGAACGCGGTTACTTCAGAAGATCCGGCCTCAAAGCTGGTATGGGTTGAGCACACCGGCGCGGCTATTGGCGCGGGGCGTACTGACCTCAAAGACCTGGAATATCAGATGCAGGCGCTTGGCCTTCAGTTGCTTGTAGCGAGCAATGAGACCGCAACCGGTGCTGTGCTGGACTCTGCCAAGGAAACATCAACCCTGTCAATGATGGCCGACAACCTGAAGGACGCACTTGAACAGGCGCTTAAATGGATGGCGTTTTATGACGGGTTGCCAGAGCAGGACATCACAATCGTCGTCAACAAAGACTTCGGCATTATGCCACTGACCGCGCAAGAAGTGCAGGTCATGCAACAGGACGTTGCGCTCGGCCTGTTGTCAAAAGAGGCATATTATGAGGAACGCAAACGGCGCGGATTCTTGCGGCCTGATCTTGACACTCAAGGCGACATGGACGCAATCTCACAGCAGCCGCCTGACCTGACTGGTGAGGCGTTGGACCTGAGCGGCACGAGCGGTGTTGATAGCGCATTGGCGGCTTTGAATGGATAGGGATCTAGGAGAGTTTGTCGGCAAGGGTTTTGCTGTGCTGCGTGATCGTCTGAAGGCCGTTGAGTCACGTAAGGCGATCAACGGCATTGACGGGCAAGACGGCAAGGACGGAAGTGCAGGGCCGCAAGGTTCGGCAGGCCCGCAAGGTGACGTAGGGCCTGAAGGTAAGACAGGCACGCAAGGCGATGTTGGCCCAAAGGGCGATCAAGGTAACAGCGTAAAAGGAGATAAAGGCGATGAAGGCGAATCCATACGGGGCGAAAAAGGGGACCAAGGGAACCAAGGCCAAGCCGGTGAAGCGGGGCAAGTAGGGCCAAAGGGCGCAAGGGGTGAACCTGGCGCGAAAGGCAACGACGGGCGAACAGTAACAGGCCCACAAGGTGACAACGGAGAGGGTGTCCAGGCGGCGTCAATCAACGAACGCGGGCACCTGATCATCACGCTTGACGATGGCCGCAAGATCGACGCAGGCAGGGTCAAGGGCCGAGACGGGCAGTCATATCAAGGCATGATCGCAGGCGGACCAAGCACGCCCAGACCGTCGGGCATTGCAACTCTGGACTTTGGCGCGTCGGCTAAGACATCAACCGTTGTGGTCACTGGTGTTGATGCGATCACCGCGACCTCGGTTGTGCTGGTCAAAATGCGCATTGAAGACACCGACGATCACACTGCCGAGGATCTGTTGATTGACCCAATACGAGTTGAGGCGTTTGCAATTGTGGCGGGCGTTGGCTTTACGATATACGGCGCGATGGAAAACGCGCCTGCAAATGGAAAATATAACGTCCAGTGGGCGCTAGGTTAGGAAATCAAATGGCAGTCGAAATTAAATCAGGCGCAGGCACGGACCTTGCAACAGTTGAGCCAAACTCAAAGTCAATAAGGGTTACAAACTTTAGCACCGGTGGCATTGAGGGTTTTCAATCTCTGCCGATTACTGTGCCGATCACTGATGTTTCGGCACTAAATGACGACCTAATCGCGGCTTTGGACGTGTCGCAGTACAAGTTTATCAGCCTTCAGCTTGTCGGCACTTGGGCGGCTACTGTGTCGTTTCAGGGGTCAAACGACGGCGGCACATTCTACCCTATTGTGACATCCAACCCAAGCGGGGGGCAGGCAATTGGCGAATCGTCAACGACTGAAAATCGGCTTGTAAAGGTTCCGACGATCTACAAATTTGTGCGCATTAGGGTGACGGCTTACACCTCGGGCATTGTTGAGGGCGTGGCGTTTGGCCATCGTGATGAAAACTCGTCGGGTCTTATTGCTGCGATTGGGCCTGTGACGCTAAACCCTGAGACAACCAAGAAAATCGGCAACGTGGGCATCGCGCAAAGCGGCAGCACCGTGACCTACCAGAAATTCATCTCTGACACGACGACGAACGCGACCGCAGTGTCAAGCGTGCCTGCAAATATCTCAATCCTGCACATGGAAAACAGCGGTGACGGCGTGCGCTACGTTAAGTTCTACAACAAGGCCAGCGCGCCCGTGGTTGGAACTGACGTACCGCTGATCACAATTGGTATTCCGGCAGTGTCAAGCTCAAGTTTTACGCTGCCTGCGCTGGTCGGCATTGACTTTTCCATAGGTATTTCCTTCGCTATCACCTTGGGCGCGGCTGACAGTGACACCACCCCGCTCAGTGTTGCGGCCAACGTCACCGGGCTTATTGCTTACTCCGCGTTGTGATGGCTTGATTTAGGCAGGCAAGCGGCGTAAGGTTAGGGGGCAACAAAGGGGAATGAGATGACTGACATGCCGCCAAAAATATGGGCAAAACAAGAAGACGATAGCAATTTTGCGCAAACTGGCATTTGGTCAACAGATCGATGCCAGTATTACGATGATTTGGAATTTTGTTACGTGCGCTTGATTGTGGCTCAATCAAAAAAAGCTGATATTGAAAGCCGTGCAGGTTTGCGCATTGAAGCACTGACCGAGGCATTGCAAAGCATTCACGACGTGCCATTTGACAAGCCTGCCAACTTCCACGCCTCAGATGAGGACTGGCTAAAACGCAGGGCGCAAATGATGCAGAACGCGGCAAGAATTGCGTTGAACCCATGACCAGCGCCAACGATAAAATCCTTGACATCATGACGACCCGCGCGCTTGACCTGCAAAGGCTGGCGGCGGGTCAGGCGCGCGATGTGGGCAGGTTTCTTGACGAGCTTCAAGGCGACATTGTCGCCCAACTTGCGCGCATTGATCCGACGGGCATTGACGGTATTTCAAGGCGTCAGGCGCGGCTAGAGAAGCTCTTAAAGCAGGTCAGGGGTACGATCACGGCGTCTTACCGGGCCGAGGGTGTGCGGCTTGCTAACGAATTGCGCGAAATTGCAGACATTGAAGCCCGGTTCGCTGTGTCTGCAATCAATCGGGGCGCGGGTGTTCAGCTTATTACAACAGAGCTAACACGCGGGCAGCTTGTGGCGATTACGGGTGACCTGTTAGTGCAGGGCGCGCCGGTGTCTGACTGGATCTCACGGCAGGGCGGCGACACGCTCAAAAGGTTCCAAGACAACATGCGGCTTGGAATTGCTCAGGGGGAAACCAACGGGCAGTTAATCCGACGGATCCGAGGCGGCAAGCAGAACGGTGAAGTCGTTGAGGGCTTCATGAAGATCACGCGGGCGCACGCTGACACGTTGGTGAGGTCGGCCACGCAGGCGGTGTCACAAGCGTCAAGGCAGGCGGTCTACAACGACAACGACGAGCTCATAAAGGGCGAGCAGTGGGTCAGCACGATTGACCTCCGCACTACCATTCTATGCTCGGCGCGTGATGGCCTGCTCTATACCGTTGGAACACATGAGCCGATTGACCACAGCCTGCCGTGGTTCGGTGGACCTGGCAATCTGCACTTTGGTTGCCGGTCAACGTCAACGCCTGTACTGAAGACATTCCGCGAGCTTGGGTTTGACATTGACGAAATACCGGAATCCACACGCGCAAGCCTTGACGGGCAGATACCACAGGACACGTCGTTTGAAGGCTGGCTATCTCGGCGGACTGTTGCAGAGCAGAATGAAAACCTAGGCGTTGGGCGTGCTAAGTTGTGGCGCGACGGCGATATATCTTTTAGGGATCTGATGGACGCAAACGGGCGCGAATTGACGTTGCAGGAGTTGCGCGCGCGGGTGTAGGGTTGAGGCGAACCAAAGGGGAATAAATTATGAAATGGTATGTGCCGCTAAGACGACCAGTTGACCCATCGCAAAGCAACGCCATGCGCCAATACAGCATCGAAGAAATGTTTAAAGAAGGACGTCGCTTTGATGCTAAGACGAAAAGCCAGTTTGTTTCTGAACTTCAAGAAATCCATGACTTTGAGATAAACGATACAAATAGGTTCAAATGGTTCAAAGTTGTGCTTCAGGTCGCAATTGATGGCGTTCCTCAAGGCGAGCTTTTGGGAATGACACCAACAGGTGCGGAGGGAGTGGTGAAAGTCGCATTCTTGTACAATGAGTACACTGATATGACCGGGCGTGACTTTAACATATTTATTCCTGATGATGATAAGTTGGCTGGGGATTGTAAAACCTTACACAAAGATAGGGTTTCCGTTTGGATGCCAAAAGACGAACTGACTACGGCCACCTAACACCAAGCCCCTTGCTAAGGTTAGGCGGCGGCGCTAGGGTGTGGTTATCAACAAAGGGGAATGGCTATGGTTCAACAATACGTAAAAGCAGTGGATATAGATGGGGTAACTTATGACTTTACTGAGTGGTCATGGGGTGACATTGGCATGGACCAACTTGCCAAAATAAACGAATGCACTGCCGAACTGGTCGCTTCGGAAATATTTAAATCGTTGGTTTTGAACATTGAAATATCAGGGGATCTTATGGGCCAGCCTGTTGTTAGCACTGACGCCGTTGATGATGCTTTCTTTTCTTTTGACATTGCTGCGGCTGTGGCTGGGGCAGTTCATGAAATTGAGACCAACTATCATCCCAACTTTATAGAACAGCACAAGGAAGAAACACGCCAGCACATGCTGCTTTTTAGGGCAAAGTTTGCTGCGCTGGTTGACATCATTGACGCATCGCCCACCTTGAAAGCCCCCTAACACCAAGCCCCTTGCACTCGGCGCAAAAAGCGTGTATTTCTGTGCTTGAATAATTGTGACTTGCGGGAGGGCAAGAAAATGATGAAGTTTATTTGCGCTATATTTGGGCACAAGCTCATTTACGACATGACCATTGCAAGCGATCCGGCGTTTGGGAAAATTGACAGGCACGTATGCCGCTGCGGCAAAGTTACAATAACCTAACACACGAACCAAGATAACCTGCCCCGCCTCTCAACGATGCGCCTCTGGGCGGGTTTTTTATTACCAAAAATCAAACCACGGCCCTGCATCTGCGGGGCCTTTTGCGCTGGCGGGATGCCTGCGCCTTAACAGCGGGAAGCTGACCTATGAAAATCGAAGTAACCGACGCCACCACATTGCCCACATGGCTTCAAGGCCACGTGTCTGAAGGCCACCTTGATCTAGGCGCACTTGCTGCACCAGAGGACGTGAGCGGGCTTAAAACAGCCCTCTCCAAAGAGCGCGGCAATGCTGCGGCTTATAGCAAATACGGCACGCCTGACGAGATTGAGGCGCGCATTGCTGACCTGACAGACAAAGCCAAGGGCAGCGGCAAAGGCAGCGAAGACGCACAGGCCAAGCTTGACGCAATGAAGGCTGACTACGAGGGCAAGCTGACCGGCGCAAACGACCGCATGACAAAAATGGTGCAGCGTGGCGCGGCGTCCGACCTCAAGGCAGAACTGGCAAAAGCTGGATTCATTGCGGAATCCATTGACGACATCGCATCAAGCGCGATGGGTCGTCTCAAATTTACAGACGACGGCACCGCTCAGGTCATGACATCTGACGGAAAGCCAATGATTGGCAGCGGTGCCGATCACGGAGCGACCCTAGCCGATCTGGCGAAGGAACTTGCAGCATCCAAATCCTACGCGGTTCGGGATGCTGGCAAGGGCGGCGGCGGGAAGCCTGCCGGATCAGCGGGCGGGACGCCTGACAAACCCACAGTCACTTGGTCGCAATTCGAGGCAATGTCTCAATCCGACCGAATGACATTTTCAAAATCAGGCGGCGCAGTCAAAAACTAGCCCGCGAATAGGAGCCACAAATGGTAAACGTACTCACAGACCTTGCAGCCGACATCTACCGCGCTGCTGATATTGTCGGCCGCGAATTGGTTGGCGTCATTCCATCGGTGACAATTAACGCCGGGTCCGAGGGCGCGGCTTTCGGTGATACCGTGCGCGCAGCATTCACCGCACAGCCGACGCTCAACGAAACTTACACGCCGTCCATGACCATTCCGCAGGGTGATGACCAGACCGTAGCGAACAAGACAATGACAATCGACAAGGTTGCCAACGTCCAGATTCCGTACACTGGCGAGGACATCAAGCACCTGAACAACGGTGCTGGGTATGAAACCGTCTACGGAGATCAGATCGCGCAGGCATTCCGCACAATCACAAACAAGATTGAAACGCACGTTGCGCTTCAGTTGTCGCTTGGTTCGTCGCGCGCGATTGGTACGGCTGGCACTACGCCATTCGGATCAAACTTCAACGAGATTGCAGAACTGCGCCAAATCCTTGTTGACAACGGTATGCCGCTCGACGGCCAAGCAACCGTTGCAATGAACTCTAACGCAGGCGTGAAGTTGCGCAACCTTGCACAGTTGCAAAAGGTCAACGAAGCGGGCGGCGAAGAATTGTTGCGCCGGGGTGAATTGCTCAACCTGCAAGGCTTGATGCTCAAAGAGTCGAACGGGATTGCACAGCACGTCAAAGGTACCGCAGTCAGCGGGCTTGTTAACGGCGCGCTGGCAGTTGGTGATACTGCTGTTGTGTTTGACGGTGCAACGGCTGGCTCAACTGGCTACAAGGCCGGCGACGTTGTTACTTTTGCCGCCGATGCCAATAACAAATATGTTGTTGAAACCGGACTTGTTGGAACCTCCGGCACAATCACGCTTGCCGCACCCGGCCTTCGAGTTGCAATTGCTGACAACAACGCCATCACCGTCTTGAACGACTCCGCCAAAAACATTGTCTTCCACCGCGCTGCTTGCGAGCTTGTTATTCGCCCGCCTGCAATGCCCCTTGGTGGCGATGCCGCAATCCAGCGCGTTACAGTGCAAGATCCGTTCTCTGGCATTGTTTACGAGATTGCGGTCTACAACGGCTACGGCAAAAAGATGTTCGACATTACGACTTTCTATGCTGCCAAAGTTTGGAAGCCGGAATTCGTCGCAACCTTGCTCGGTTAATCTTCGCAGTGGGGCCGGTTCGCTGGCCCCATCACCAAGGCTAAAATAGGAGCTTACTATGTCAAAAGAAAACATCGGGGCGCTTGGCGGCGACGACCACACGCCTTCAGACACAGCGATCATCGGGCGGCACACGCGTGGGTTCCAAGTCGCTGTTGCTGGGGCTGTTGCTCTTGGCTATCCTGACGGCACAACTCAGGCGTGGCCCGCTTGCGTCGCTGGCGTGTTGCACCCGCATGATGGGTTTAACCAAATCTTGGCATCGGGCACAGCTGCAACCGGCATTGTTGTGGCTTACTGATGATTCTTGGTCTCGGCCTTGGGCTTGGCTTCAGAGTGCAGGCAGGCGGCGGCGCATATTCACCTGCCCCGTTGTTTGCCGCTGGTGAACAGGGCGCGTGGTATGATCCGTCGGACTTGTCAACGCTGTTCAAAGGCGATGCCGGGACTGATCCGGTGACTGCTGACGGTGACGCTGTTTCGCGGATGCTTGATAAATCTGGGCGCGGGAATCATGCGACACAAACCACAGTTGCAAAACGCCCGCTATACCGAACAGGGGCGGGGCTTTCTTGGCTTGAGTTCGACGGGACCGCAGATTCAATGATTACGCCGACGATAACGCCCGGAGTTGATAAGCTCCAAACTTTCGCGGGGTTGCTTAAAGCCGACGGCTTGGCAAGAATGATATTGGAAACTTCCTTTAACGCAGGAAGCAATAACGGCACATTTTACGTTTTGGCGGGGGAGGACAACGCTGCAAGATACACGGCACTCGGCGGCGGAACATCGGCGGGGCCGGTTGGCAATCGCATTGCTAAAATCCTTACTGCGTCCTCTTATCCTGAGACTGCTGTTATTACATCAACAGCGGACATTGCTGGTGATTCCGTGCATATGAGGAAAAACGGCGTTGAAGGAACTGCCGCGACTGGTGACATGGGGACGGGCAATTTTCTTGCGTTCCAGATCAACATTGGCGCAAGGCAGCAAGTCTCACTTTTTCTAAACGGCAATATATATCAGATGATTATTCGCTTTGGCCCTAACCTTTCGGCGGGGGAGATTGACGACGCTGAGACGTTTGTTGCGGGGAAGGCAGGGGTTGTTCTATGATCCTTACAATTTCAGTGCCGGATTTGCACGTTTCGGACGCCAACCACTACGCGATGGTCCTTGGCTATAGGGCTGCTGATGCGCTCACCTATGGCCACAGGCTGTGGCTTGATAGTGTCGGCAATGGTTACGCGGCGGCATCGCTTCCAATTTCTGACACGTTCATCGGTACGGCAACGTCATTGCTCGCACGCCCTACTTGGGACGCTGCACAGATCATTGATATGAGCGCCGCCCGTCGCGCTCAGGCGCTAGTAGTGCTGTGGATATATGGCAGTGCATCAGCCGCCCCACAGGCAAGCCCTGACGCTATCACGGCCATAGGTGGGATGAACGCGGCGGATGCTCTTGCGCTGATGGGGCTAACATCCGTCATAGAAACAATTTAGGGCGGCATAATGGCACTTGTAACCACTATTGGCGGCGCGACTTCAGACAGCTACGGCACGCTAGCCGGCTATGAGGACTACGCCGCAGCGCGGGGCTTGACGCTTGCCCTGACCGACGCATTGAACGAAATAAACCTGCGCAAGGGCGCAACCGGCCTTGATCGAAAGTTCTCATTCATCGGAATGCAGCAATACCAATTTCAAGCGCGCGCATGGCCTCGGTTGGTCAACGATCTGGTGGACGACTGGCCGATTGATCCTGACACAATCCCAAATAATATCATCTATGCACAGTTCGAGTTTGCTTATCTGTTGCAGGGCGGTGTTGATCCATTCGCTACAATCACAACGAGCAGCACGAGCGAAAGCATTAAAGTCGGTCCGATCACGATTTCAGGCGACACGCTGCCAACATCAACGCCCCGCTTGGTTGCGCTTGAAGGACTCTTGCGCGGCTACATCAAAGGCGGGCCGGGTATGGCGCGAATGGTTCGGGGCTAATGGCTACACTTGCTCAATATGCTGCAATAACGCTTGCAAAGATCAAATCTAAGCAGCCTGACGCGGTTCAATCTGGAACGGTTCAACAGCCAACCCCTAGGGCGTCAGGCGGCGGCCCAAGCGATCCTACAGGCGGCACGGCTGGGACTGCCCCTAGCCCTGTCTCTGCTGACATGGCGGTATTTGAGATTGCAGAGCGTCGCATTGATGGCACAAACATTCAGGCCGGTGATTATCAAGTGATAGTTTGGCCAACATCAATTGAAATAACTCTTGACGACCTCATAATCTGTCAACAGGGAACTCTTACTATCGCAGTCCTTGGCCGAGTGGCATCAGGCGGCGAAACCGCGCTTTATGACATGGTGTGCCGTGGCTAGTTTTGAAGATCAGATGCGCCGCATTGAGATTAACACCGTGCGCAGGCTGGATATGTTTGGGCGTAAGATTGCTTTAGAGCTGTTCAGGCGCGTGATTTACAAAACGCCTGTTGATAGCGGGCGCGCGCGGGCGAACTGGCAGGTGACAATCGGATCGGCAGCAAGTGGCACAGTTGAGATTGATGACACTAACGGCACAGCCACAATGACAAGGGCAACCGCAGCGAGCCGCGGCTTTAGGGCAGGCGATATTATCTACCTGACCAACAACCTGCCCTATATTATGAAGCTGGAAGAAGGCGGTTATCCTGACGGGCCTAAAACAGTTGGCGGGTTTTCGCGTCAAGCTCCTGCGGGCATGGTCGCGCTGACGGTTCAAGAGTTTGCCATAGTCGTCAATCAAATTCTGGTAGAAGTGAGAGACACATGAGCAATGTAGACAGCGACATCACGCAAGCCCTGAACACGCAAGCCGAGGTCATGATTGCGGCTCTGAGCTATCCTGCAATCTGGGCTGGCAAAGGCGGTGACACGCCTGCGGTTGAATACGTGACGATCCAGCAATTGCGGAACGACGATGTGCCTCTTGGGTTGTCAGATCAGGTCTACACGCGGCAAGGGTTTTTAATCATCACGCTGGTTTCTGATCTGGGCATTTACGACGTGGTGGCACGCAAGCGGGCCGGTGCCATTGCGGCGTATTTTAAGCGCGCGCAAACACTCAGTGCAAACGGCACCAAGTTGACAATAGTTGGCGCGACGATCCGCGACGGGCGGCAAGAGGCCCAGCGATGGGAGACGCCCGTTTATATCAGTTATAGGAGCCTAACATGATCAAGAAGAAACCACGCACCGACGAAGCACCGGAAGAGGCACCAGCCGCACCGGAGCGCGTTGCGCTCACAAACAAAGCGGGCGCAGGGGCAACCCCACTCGCACAAGACGTTGAAGCCTGGCTAAGCATCGGCTGGTATCGCGTTTAGAAATACCCAACGCTCGCGGGTAGCCTGACGGCAAAGCGGGTTTTTCCCTAAATCTGAAACAAGCCCCGCGAGCGGGGTTTTAGTGCTTTGAAAGGCAATAAAATGACGACTTCAAACCAAATCGGTATTACGCTTTACGGCGTGGCGGGTGTACCATCTGCGAACACAAGCACGGCTTTTGAGGCGCTTACATTTGTGCAGTTGAAAAAGACGCAACTCTTGCCCAATTTTGGAGTGGCCCACAGCAACATTGACGTTTCTGACCTCGGCACTGGCTTTACATCGGGCGTAAAAGGGGCCGGCACTGGCAACGACTCTCCGTTTACTTTCCACGGCGATGGCGCTGACACTGGCATGGCAACGGCGATTGTGGCGGCTGGCGCTGACGCAGGGCTGTATTCTTTGAAGATCGTCAAAGGCACTGGCACAGACTCCGGCGACGGCCCTGCACCAGTCACAGGCGACGTTGTGGAGTATGCGCAGGGCTACTTGCACACGTTTGTCCTCAACCCCAAGGATGACGCATCCTTTGAGGGCGGGTCAATCAATTTCAAACAGAACGCAAAGACCATCACTGCGACTGAGCCTGCCTAACTAATCCGCTTCGGCGGTAGGGGGCGGCGCGGTTTGGTTCGCCCGTCGCCCCTGCTTTGAACCAGAACCAAAGGATTAAACAATGGACTTGACTTCGCTCAACACAAAAGACGCGGCTGAAGATGGCGCGGAACTGCACTTTACGCACCCTGCAATGGGTCATTTGATGTATTCAGGTGAGGGCGCTGACCTTATCACCGGCGCGATTGTGGACGCTGAAAAGCCGCATGTGCCTATCATGGGTATTGTGCGCGGGCTTGAGAGCAAAACCGTTCGGGATATGCTCAAGGCATCGGCCAAAGCAAAGTTGACAAGTCGCAATGTCAAGAACAACAGCCCAACGCACATCCCGACAGACGCGGAAGTTGAGCGCGAAATGTCCGAAGCGCAGAAGTCCGGCATGGATCTTGCTTGTGTTCTTCTTGCCGACATCACCGGCCTGACAATTAACGGCAAACCGATGGAGCCGACAGACGCAAACAAGCGCAATTTCTTCGGCCAGTCTGATGACTTGATTACGCAGGTGCTTGACGTTGCGAAGGACAAGAGCCGTTTTTTCGCCAAAGGCTTGAAGCGTTAATTCGAGCCGCTGAACAAATAGGGTTTCTGCACTCAACGATTGAAAAAGACGGAAAACCCCTAAGCAATAACCCGCGCGGCAAAGAGATTGAGTTGCGCGGGCAAGAGGTTCCAATGGTGCAACTTGACGCGGGTGAGTATCTTCTTGACGCACTAATGAAGCTAGGGTTCTGCGCAATCGCCCCGATGATCGGACCCGCGCCGCACAGTTACGGGAATGTTTACGACTTTGCGCGCGCGACCCAAAGAGTTGACGAGCCTTGGGAAATTGAAGCGCTGGTTGATATGTCCTCCGCATATTGCCGTGGATTGAATCGCGGCAAGAACCCGTTTGCCAAGTCCCCGCTGCAAATGTTTGACGAGAAAAACTGAAGGAATACCGCTGTGGATGTAGCCTCTCTATCACTTCGCGTTGACACGTCCGACCTGACCGACGCACAGCGTGAATTGCGCAGACTAGGCAACCAAGGCGGGCAAACTGAAGGCCAGGTCACACGGTTTGGCGGGGCTGCACAACGTAGCTTTGGCGTTGTCGCGGCGGCTGCTACGGCTGCACTTATTTCGGTTGTGTCTCTGGGCGCTGGGTTCAATAAATTTGTAGCCAATACTATTACGGCAGATTCGGCACAGGCACAGTTAGCTGCCGCGATCGCGTCAACAGGAGGCGCAGCAGACCGAACTCTTGAGCAGCTAAACCAGCACGCGGCGGCTTTGCAAAAGATCACAAACGTTGGCGATGAAGCAACAAACGCGATGCAAGGCGTTCTTTTGACATTTACGCAGATTCAAGGGAGCGTCTTTGACCGTGCAACGGCGGCAGTTCTTGACCTGTCAACGGCCATGGGAACCGGCCTTAATGCGGCGGCGCTTCAGGTCGGCAAGGCTCTCAACGACCCTGTTCTAGGCATGACAGCGCTTTCGCGCTCAGGTATTCAATTCACGCAAGCGCAAAAAGATGTGGTTGCGGCAATGGTAGAAACTAACAATGTCGCCGGTGCTCAAGCGATCATTCTTGACGAGCTTGAAAAGCAGTTTGGCGGATCTGCAGCGGCGGCCAGAGGCACGCTTGGCGGTGCACTGGAATCATTAGGCAACGCATTTGGTGACCTTTTTGAGATTGCTAACGAAGGTTCTGATTCATTGCGCACGGCTGTTGAAAGCTTAATTGATACAGTTTCAGACCCTAGCTTTGTTGCGGCAATTCAAGGCATTGGGGTTGCTATGTTTGGAATGGCGCAGGTTGCCATAAAGGCGCTATCTGCAATTTCAAGCGCTTTTACGTTGGCTGCAGAAAATGTCAAAACGCTAGGGGTTGTGATTGCGGCTATAGTTGCGACACAAATACCGGCTGCGGTTGCCGCGTTTATTGCTTACACCGCAGGCGTGGGTGCGGCTGGCTTAGCAACTGGTGCGTTGACCGCCGCTGTCACTTTGGCACGCGCGGCATTGATCGCACTTGGCGGGCCGATTGGTATAATTTCGGGATTGCTTGGCGCGGTTGCAGCCGCATACATCCTATTTAATGACAATGTTGACACAGGCACGGAAGCGAGCACGCGGGCGCAAGAGGCGATGGGTCTCTTAAACGAGACTATTGACACCTTTTCACAAATTGAAAGCCCTGCCGCACAAAGCGCTGCTCTGGGGAATGCTATGGCTTATAGGGAGCAGGCAGCGGCGGCACTTGAGGTTGCAAGGGCAGAATTGCTAAAAATTCAAGCGATGAATGAAAGCGCAGAGCAGCGGCTTGCTGAGGGCGGCGGCGTCATGCCTTTTGGAACAAAATTGGGCCAGGAAAGCGCGAATGCCAGTGCTGAAGTTGTTGACGAGTTGACCTTTGCGCTTAATATGGCAGACTTTAGGATCAAATCCCTTGCCACAACTATAATGAACCAACAGGTGCCTGCTGTTGTTAAGGCGGCAAAAGTGACTGACGAAGCAACGGACATTATCAAGAAGTCTAGCGGTGCTGTTGACGACTTGACCGAATCCCTAGACGATGGCGCAACCTCGGCTGACGGGTTCGCAGACACATTCCGCGACGGTATCACGAGCGCGTTTGACTACGTGCTAGGCGGCATGAAAAACGGCATGGACGGGCTGCTTGACATCTTTAAGCGCACACTGATCGACATGATCAAGTATGCCATTATGAACCCGATTAATTTGCAGGGCGGCATGAGCATTGCGGGATCATCGGGCGGGGGAATGGGCGCAAGTTTGGCTGGTGGCCTTGGCGCGTCCTTGAC